TGTGAATTACCAGAAATAGTACCCAATGTATCTGTTACTGGAATAAAATCGGTAGTAACATGATTTTGTACTTGTGTGGTTGTTAAAGTAAACATATACTTCCATACATAACTATCACCAGTAGAAAATTCTGTATTCCCTGTACCTGTCGGTTCTACCGTAGAAGCAGCACCCGAATTATTCCACATACACTTGTAAACTCTCCAATCATCAGTCACTACATGACAAGTAGCATCACTGAGAATAGTAGCTCCACTGGTAGAAGTAACAGATGCACTATAATCTGGTCTGTAATAATCATAGACAGTACCCGTAGTCCAGTTTCTTCGTGGGATGACGAATTCTACATCACCAGCGACTACACGCTTGGCGGCTATCATATCTCGCCAATGTCCAGATTCAGATACTTGATTATCAGTGGGTATTGGAGGAACTGTATCTGTCCCACCACCCGTTGTTGTTGTAAATGGTTGAGGCCGACCAATAAACAAATAATAGTTTGTCGCGGCTGCCTCAGAAAAGGACTCGTAGAATTGCTCTGCGTTATGAATCCTAAATTTATTTGTTATGATTGCGGCCATTTAAAATGATTTCTCCGTATTTATTTTATACTATTTATACAGTTTAAGTATCGGTTATTGTAATTTCAGAAGGTGCCGGTATGTACCATTTTCTTCCAGGATAATTAGTAACATCACCAATTACAACATTACTCCAATCCATAATTCTGTATCCGTGAATTTGTGTATGAACAAATTTATAATTATGTACATTAGTTCCGTCAGCGTGTGTTGCTGCCGTTGTGCTATTAGCTCCTCTAGTACAACCTGTTAGGTCATTGGTAGATTTGCCTGTATAAGTAATTTGTTCATTCTCTATAACAATAGTCCCTGATGGGGGAAAACTAGAAGCACTTGTCAATGTTATTGTAGTATCAGAATTAGATAATACTCCACCCTCGTTTAATGTTGTTAGTTCTCGTTTCTCGTAATATCCGTCATGGCTATTAAAAGTAGAACTACTGGCTATTGAACTTACCCAAGATTCACTAAACTTAAAGTTATCAGCATTATCTAATGTAACACCACCATCACCAAAGTATCCAGTCGTTGTAAGTCCTCTGCCGGCTAACGCTCTATCAAGTACAATGCGAAGGGTTAGGCTTACATCCTTATCATTACTTAAAGCTGTATTTCTACTTACGCCACTTTCTGGTGATGCATTTGCTGTTTGTGCTTCAGTACCAAGTCGGCGTCCAAGTTTCGTAGTGAATATAGTTCTGAAGGCAGAGAATAGCGGTGGTGTAATAGTATCTCTAGCTTCAACCGCGCCAGGTGTTGTAGAAGCAGTTTTGATTCTCAAATTTAATGGCGGAATACTTACAGGGTTAATCTGACCGAATAAAGCAAAGCCGGCAGGATGGACCGTATTTAATAGTTCATCTCTCCACTGATTAATAGATGTGGCAGTTTTAACCACATAAGAGAAATCCTGGTAATACCAACTATCTTGTATTCTCTTAGAATCTTCAGATAGCCAACCATCTTCATTAATATATTTGCCGAAAACTCCAGTAGCCGCAATATCACTAGAAAATGTAGCATCTTCTATATATGCAACTGTTCCTGAGGCCCCCGAATATGATTGAGTAATTACTTGACCTACAGTAAATGTTCCGGTTACACTAGTGACCTTTAGGAGTTGAGTATCCTCATCCCAAGATTTAGATGTAGCAGAAACTCCAGTTCCTGTGATGGTTTGGTTAATAGCAAATGTACCCGAAACAGGTGAAAGTACCAAATTAGTTACTGTAGATAATGTAGGTTCTTCTGTGTAATGAATACCTGGTTCTAATACCCTTACTGACTTAATCTTACCAACATCACCATCACCCTTAGCGATAACCTTGCCGCCCGACCGAACATTTTTGGTAATAACATCTCCAATAACACCAGAGATAGCACCTTTTATTGTATCTCCTGCACTAATAGTACCAACACCTGTAGTGAATTCCACAAAAGAGTGGTTAGGAACAGAAAGGTCTGTATAATGTTTTACTACTGTACCTGTTATGGATGAAGGTGGTTGAGTTACAGGCGAAATCGTTTCACCTACCGTAAATGTTCCAGATTGTTGTGTAGTTTCAAAAGCATCTGGCCCAACAGATTCTAAAATAATAATATCTTCTTCTATTTCTGAAATAATACTATCACCAAAGGTAATGGCGCTTGTAGTTCCATCTTCTAGTCTAAATTGAGCAGCGCGGATTCTTATTGTGCTTGTTGTGGGTAATGTGAGTGTCGGCAAACTTGCATAGTTGTTACCTATACTTGTAACTCGGATATCAGTAATATCACCTGTGTTTGTTCCAGATTCTTGTATAAATTTAGCTCCAGATTTAGAATCAAAGAATATATTAGCATCTTCAACTTCAATATGGTCTGTAGCTACCATTCCATAGTTTTCTTCTTGAGTAAAATATATAAGAGAGCTATCTGATGCTTCTTCTTGGTGGATATAAAATCCATCTTCTGTTATAATTTCTCCTGGTTGGCCTGACGTACCTGATTCTAAACTTATACCACTAGCACTACCATCAGCAGAAGTTTCATCTAATAATTCACCTACTTCATTTTCTAAAGTAATTCTAAACTCATTAATTAACGAACCCGTTTCTGGAGAAAATCCACCACCAACAACAGCAATTTCACCTGCAAGGCCTGCACCGGTCACTTCGCTATTATCTACAACAAAATTGTCTCCTATTTCATAACCAGCTCCTACAGTATCAATATCAATATTAGAAATCTTACCCTGAGAAACAGTATCAATAGTTAAAGCAGCACCAATACCATTATCAGCCGAAATATCCAACAAATCGGTTGTGGTAAAATATTGTCCTGATGTTGGGATAGAAATAGATGATAATATGGAAGTATTTTTTACCTTTATCAATCTTTCTGAATTTGTATTATCTTCACCATAAACTAATTGCCCAGGGACAAAAGTTCCTGTTATAGAACCTTCTTGTAATACCAAATCATAAAGGATAACACTACCTAATTGGATCTGTATAATAGATTCTACAACCGCTGTAGCTTTTCCAATAGTAGAATATCCTAATAGTTCATAAGGACCACCTTCCAAAATATCAATATCTCTAACAGCATCTTGGATAACGGTTTCTCCAATCAGTTTATTAACATCATATTCTAATAATACTGATTGCTCTTGCTCTAAATGTGCTCCATCTTCCGTAACCAAAAATATGTTATCGTTTTCATCATTCTCTAACAACATCACATCATTGATTTGCACAACTCTCAATAAAGAATCATCCGACCATTTTCCGTCAGACACACGCAACATATTTTCTGTTGGATAGAATAATTCTACATTTTCGTCCAATAACAACCTAAAGAAAATTTCGTGGCCCTTTCTGGTGCCTTTAGCACGATATAGGTCTTTAATATTCTTTAGTATGTTTTTTTCATCAACTCCTACTGCCAACTTCACAGGAATTGTTTTCATAAATCTTTCTTTAAACTGGTCAAAGAAAACATCTATCGTATTATCTACATCAGCATATTCCATCAGCTGAGAAACATTCTCTACCGGATTGGCTGTGTAACTTTCTATATAACCAGAAGCATTCGATGTTTGACCTACTATTTGTTCATCTATGAGGAACTTATTTTGTGAAGATACGAATAGGCGAGAACCGACTGTGATATCTTCTGAGCGAATAACTGCTGAGGCCTGCGATGTTTGCCCCACAACAGTTTCCCCATTTACAAAAGCTCCGTTAGCGGAATCTTCTAATAAACTCCTATTGATTATATCTTTGCGGTATCTATTCTCTGCTTCCTGAAGAATATAGGTAGTAGTACCTTCTTCTAAAAGAATAGAATCTTTTGAACCTAAATTTGTTAATTTAAGCTCGGCTGATTCCATAAACTCATAATAAGTTTTAAGGAATTCGCTGAAGCCCGGATGATCCGCCTTTATAAAGTCGGGTAACTGTTCAGGTAATAAAGTGGATAATTTTTTCTTTAAAGTAGCCATTTATTTCAAGCATAGGATGATGTAGTTGAATATTGTGTTCCGGCATTTGAACCGCCAGCAGCAATAGTGTCAGAATCACCTGTCACTGTCATATTGGTTGTATCTATTTCCAATATCTGATTTCTGACTGGAACAATATCATTAGAATCTGGTGTAACTGTTAGAGTAATAGTTCCGTCAGTATTAGAAACACCAGTAACAGTAATAGATGTTATAACTATTTCTCCTGTTGTATAATCTACTGTGCCAGCCTCATTGTCTATATAAGTTTTAACAGAGGCTAATAGTGAATAAGTCCTAACATTGCCAGAACCATCATCATCAAAATATAGTGTATCTGTTTTTCCAACAACAGTAAATCCTGTTGATGATATAATAGGTGGGTGTGCTGTATGAGGATGATAAAAGGCATTATTAAAACTGATTGTATATTTTGCAACAGTATCTATGGTAGGTGTTAATGCTTGGCTCATCCGTATTGTAGTAATGTTGGACAATATGGAAGTATCTACATTGTCTATCATACCTGTAAATTTAGAATATCTGAAAATACCCTCAAACTTTTCTAATTCATTATCACTAAATGTTGAGATAGCTGCACTGACTGAAGTTTCTAAATCGGTAGAAGATTTATTTGTAACTATGTTATTATACTTGAAATTCACCACAGGTATAATTTTAGTAGTTACTGGATCCAAGAATTCTGGTGTAATACTAGCAACAGTATAATCCTTTAACTGTTTCTTAATTTGTTCCTTTGTAATATTAGTAAGGTTAGAACCAGAGTTTGGTCTGATACTAATATAAACTTTACCATAAACCGGAGGATTAGCATATTCACCACCCCATACAGATACAGATTCTATGTCTGAATAAAGTAAAGGTAAAATGGCAGTAAAGTCAGCAGCTGTAACTGCCCGATTCTGAGCAGCATAACTGAAAGGTGCATTGTACTTAATAGAAGCCAAAGATTCGGCAACTGCACCGCCTGTTGCATCTGTCATTGTGGTAACTTCAATATTATTAAAAGTTGAAATAGAACTAGATGCTGTAAAGGCTGAGGCCCCATTAGCTTCCGTTTTATTAGTAACAACATATTTTAGTTTTACTATGTTACCATCTTCTACAGCTTTACCTACAATACCATCACCAAAATAAACTTCCCAATTACCTTCTGTTGTTTCTTGTACGAAAAATGAATTTGTTGTTGCTGTAATATCAACCAAATTATTGGCTTTTATATATGTTGATGTAGTTGTATCAGAAGAACTATTTTGCACACTGACACTTAATGTATCTGTATCAACATTAATATTATCTAAAAGGAATCTCTGGTCCGGGTCTGTCAAATCCACTGTATAATCTTTAGAAACATAAGTCCCTTCATAAACAGGTATACCATCTTCTTCACCAAAAATATAAAGGCCGGATGAAGCGCTAATAGTCCGTTCAGTTATGTTGATGAATCTATATGTTATACTGTCAATAGTTGTAGTAAAAGCATAACCTTCTGGCATTGTGATTGTAGGTGTATTCGCATCATGCACTTCTACCTTCACATAAGCGACAGGAGCTTTTACTGATGTAGGTGTATACCCGATTGCCTTAGCATGGGATATTACCGAGTTTCGTTTCACAGCAGATTCTAAAAACATTTCATTAGACAACATATTAGCCATAAAGGCGTTGTAATGAGTATTGTAGGCTAGAGTATCCAATAGAATATTCATACCTGACGCTTCAAAGTCATAATCAGTATATTGTGATTGTGACTTTAAAAAGGTTTTTAGATTGGACTTAATATTGTCGAAATCCAATTCTGTGATTTGCATTTTGCCTTTTGTGTTTATTCCTGCGGCCATTATCGTATTCTCTTAAGCATAAGTTCTAATTCTTCTGTTTTTTCTGGAACATTATTAAGATAAAATGCTATTGTGCAATTTAATTCATTAGTATCTAAATAATGGTCAATATCCCCAAAATCTACACTTGTTACCGTCACCCGCGGCTCATATGCTTGTATAGAATTCTCTATCTTTTCTCGCAACACCGCTACTGCCATGGGCGAAAAATTCTCAAACAATGAGCCTCTAATATTTGTTCCAACTTCGGGATGAAAAGGTTTATCCCAAGTGTTTAAAAGGACTAGATTACGGACAGCTCGCTTTATGTTTTGCACATCTGTAAGCGTTGAAACATCTCCCGTAACTGGGTTACGAGTAAAAGATAAGTTCAAGTCCTTATAAACAAAAACGGTTTTTGAATGAACATTTACAGATTCAGCATCCTTGAATCCGGGATTATATGTAGTTGTTGGCATATACAATATTTATCTATTTTAACTGTTTTTCTTCTTCGTCTGTCTTTTCTTTTTGGTAGCATTATTGTGATGGTGATGATGATGGTGTTCTTCTATAACACTTTCATTCTTCTTCCAAAACAACTCAAACAACCCATATACTACTAATCCTAAACCGGCTAATTTTGCTGGAAATATCACAAATAGTGCTCCAACAATAACCATAATAATTCCTAAACTACATTCTCTTTCTTTAATTCTTTCTAACATTATATTCTCCATTTAATAATTAACTTCCTACAAATACATTAGGCGAACCTTCATTTGTATTCGGTCCACAATGAGCTCCACCAAGAACAGGACATAGATTATCAGCTC